CGATAACTGCACGAGCATAATCCTTGCTGTTAATCCAATTCCAATTTTCTTCGAGTCTTGGGCCAAAAATATCTCTTGCAGTTGCTGCAATAACTAGCTTGTCGCCAGCAAAAACTTCAAAAGATGAAGCGGCCTTATTGATGGAGCCATTTGCTCCTCTCTTGTGCCTAAAGCGAGTAGATAGTGCTGGACCATTATATCCGGCACGCTTTTGCATTGTTTTTACCTTTTCATCACCAGGAAACATACCTTCGTCACCACCCATTGACTTGCCCTGGTGCATTTGCTTGTCATCTGCCCAGTATTTGTGGTAATCTTCTGACTTAAAGCCCTTTGGTTCTACACCCTCAGAACCACCTTGATGATAGGCAATCTTCTTTCTCATAGCTTCTAGCTTGGCTCTCTTTAGTTGCTCCTTGACCTTTTCATCGCCAGGAACCATACCTTCATCACCACCCATTGACTTGCCCTGGTGCATTTGCTTATCATCTGCCCAGTACTTGTGGTAATCTTCTGACTTAAAGCCCTTTGGCTCTACGCCCTCAGAACCACCTTGGTGGTAAGCTAGTTTACGACGTAATGCAGCGCGCTTGCGCAATCTTGACTCATTCATAATTTCCTCCATAATGGAACTTAATTTAACGGTATTTGTGTCATCAATAGATGCAGTTGATAATTGATCATCAGAAAGATCTACACTTAGTAGATCTCCCTCTGGACTAAATGTATTTGGATGTGATTCAGTGATTCCACTGGTCACTCCAGACTCAGGAAAAGCAACATTAGAAATGCCTCTGAGAGTTGGATTAACTCCCTCACTATCCATTGAGGTAAAAGATTCTTCAATTGGATATTCTCTAGCAGATGCAATTTTTTCAATTATATTTTCACCAAGCATCTTCTTTATTACACTAGACTTTTCTGGATCAGTTAGGGCGTTTGCAACTTCTACAGCCATAACAGCTTCTTCAAGGACATTCTTTTTTGTTTTTAGGCTAGATGTTTTTGTAAAGCCATTGGTATTTAGATATCCCCTTACAATCTTTTGTCTTTGTTCTAGAGAGCATCCATTTTCTCCACAGACAGATCCTAAAAGCATATCTAAATCATTAGCAGTCTTATCATCTAGTTTTTTATACAAAGTATCTGTATCTACACCATAAGATTTTAATTCTTCATCGTGTTTTTGAATTGAGGCAAAGCATCTTAATAGTATAGCTCCAGGCTCTGCCGGCTGAACAACCAAGCTATATTCAATGGGGTTTAATCCAACGTTAATTTCTCCCCAGGCTTGTTTCTTAGTAATATGGTCACAATATTGCTTTGGAGTAGAAGCTCTATTTCCGCACTCGGAGCAGATAGAGGTAGAAACTGCAGTACCCATTGAGCCATATCTAACAACACCAGTCTGAACTTTTCTTGCAAGATCTGGATAATTTACCTTATCTAGTGCGCAGAGTCCAACTATTTGCTTAAGCTTCTCGTCATAGTGAGTATCAAGAATAACTCCTCTGACGCCATCTACTGAGTCAGACTTATGATCTACGCAGAGTGGTCTTCCAATCCAATTCCTTGCTGCCTTCTTTAATTCTGATTCTGGAAATATATCATTGTTATTATTTTTGTGTGGCTTAACATTTCCATGCCACTTCCAGTTATCATCAAAATGCCCCCAAGCATTTTCTTTGCCAATCTTTTTAAGATTGCCATTATCATCTATAGTGCATACCTCTGCTGACTTTAAAAATATAATTGAGAAATAAAGAAAGTCATCAGATCGTGGGGCGATTGCCTTAATTGTTTGAGCAAACTTATTTAATCTATCAGTGACCTCTGCACTTGCATGAGCTTCAAATTCTGAAGGTGAAATAGCTTGGACTACGCTTTCATCTGTATGGCCGATTTTTAAAAAATTATGTGTTGACATTTTTTTCCTTGAAAATTCAAAATAGTTTATTTTATTAGCTGTTTCAAAAATTGTGTAAAAAATTAATCAGATAAAATTACCAAACCAAGTATATCTGAATTAATATGTTTTTTACCCTTATCTATAGATGATTTCAAATCTTCTATTGTTTTTTCGTAAGCGGTAGTTTTTTGAGTTAGGATATTTATAAATTCTGGGGATGTAATTTGTTCTAATAAATTAAAAACTTCATCAATTGAATCAGAACTAGATTTGGCGCTGCTAGTTAAAGATTCAATAACCTGGGGAGTTATAGTGCTATCTTTAATATTATTTAAAATTTTTATAGAGTCTCTTAAGTCAATAAGTATATTTTTAAACTTTTCACGATTGTTTTTACAAGATTGATTATACTGGCCCTTTGTATTTTTTATTGCTTCAGGATTCTTTTCATTTAATTTATTATACTCTTCTACATTCTTTTTTAGGCCATCCAGAGACTCATTGCTTAAGTTAAAGGCATTCTCTAATTTTTTATAAACATCCTTTGCCATGTTCTTGGTGTCATCTGGAACTGGCACTCCTGCTCGCTTGAGTATTGTAGGATCAGTATAAATCTTATAATCCTGATTGCCATATTTTTTTCTAAAAGAATTTATTATATCATTAGCACCAGAGTCTTTTGGAATGGATTGAATCTCAAAGTTTGGATACTCTCCAAAATGAAGATTATATTTTGATGCAATAATTTCCTTTAAATACTTTGGATTAGGAAATCTTGTTACTACTATAGGCTTAGATTTTTTGTCATAAGAAACCTTTCTTAATGCAGAAAGCATCTTAAAATCATCATTAGATAATGTTTTCATAAAATTATCTAAGCTTTTGTTTAGGCTAATAATAATTCCGGCGTCTTTCTTTAAGCCCTTAGACAAGATGGCTTCTACATTTAAATCTTTATATACTTCTTGGCCTGAGGCATTCTTAATAATAGAGGCTGTATGCCCACCAAGCTTTCTATAAGGTCTATCTACTTCTGTATCTTCAGATACTTTATAAACCCTAATGGTTGGTGACTGCTCAATTAATCCATCAAAATCAAATATATGAATTTCTTTTTTGGATGGCTTTAAAACATTAGAGATAAAATTAGAAAATATTCTATTTTTTGATGCAGTCTTAACAATATTATTATTTACATTTAAAATTGGAAATGACTTCCAACTAGATACAGAATTATTTCCAAGTGTAGAATATTTTATAATGATATTTTTAGATCCAAAATTTTTTGATATTTTATTTAGTTCACCAATCTTCTTTGAAAATGCATCATGCTTACTAGAGAAGGAAACCCGATTCCCATGACAAAGCCCTAGTCTGTCAGATAATCCTCCGCATATTTCCAATACATTCTTAACGTCTGCACATCCAAACGTGGCTAGTGTTCCAGGTTGAATATTTCTATAAATCTTTTTTATTTTATCATTTTTATCTATAAATAAAATGTCTATAGGAAACTTTACAGAACCCATATGATATACAACATCTTCAGGTCTGGAATACTCAAAGACTAATCCAGCAGACTCAGACAAGTTATCATAAGTTTGCAGTCCTGCAATTTTTTGCTGCATAGTCTTTGCAATATCACAAGAAAATGTTGCAAGAATATCTTCATCGCTATAGATATCTACACTTAATGTCGATTCTTTTTTATCTTTATCTTTGGCGTAATCTTCCTGTGGTGGACTTATGATGCCACCACTACCATATCCAAATGGTTCTGGCATAGGATTATGAGATTCTCCTATGGCAAAAGTAGAACGTTCTTGAGAATCTTTTTCTCTAGAAGTTTCTGCACCCATTTCTTTTTCTTCTGATCCAATCCAAGGCCATGCTTTCTTTTTCATTATAGCACCTTCATTAATTCGTTAATTACCATTCTAATAAAAACCTGATCTCTGCCATTTAAAATATTTTTTATTAGACCAATACTTACGCCAATAGCTGCACCGCCAGGATTTTTCTTGCTTGATATATCAGCCACTGGAAGCTTATACACTCTAGATCTAATATTTGGATAAGCCTTATTTTTTGATTCAATAGACATTCTTCCAATAATAACATCTACAATGTCTCGAATTTGCTCTGCAACATATTTTGGATTATCAGGAAATCCCCTTGCTTCTTTTTTCATATTATCCCTCAGAAAGATATTGACTTGCTCTATGTAGCACCTTTTTATAAGCAGATCTTTTGCATTCATCTAGATTTTTGTTTCTCATATTTTCTAACAGAATGGTCCTACTATAAATTTTTGTTAGCTTCTTGATTACTTCATTGCTATCTGATATATCTGCTCTTTTTATTTTTACAATTAACTTGTTAAATAATGATGTTGGGTTTTCATAAATTGTTTCTGCAAATTTTGCAATCAAAAAGTCTGTAAAATTTGCGAGTGCTTCTTCCCCATCAGAGTCCATTGAATCTCCTAAGGACACTAACACATTTAGGAGATCATCTTCATCAGACTTGTTAGAGATATTATCTGTATTTCTAGAGTTATCATTATTTGACTTTGGGTTATCAAAAGATCCATATAACTCACTAAGAACTGGCCCTGCAGATACCATTCCAGTTGTAGATGTGGAGTAGCTGCCGTCTGCTGGTTTGGGCATACTTATCTCTGAAGCCTCACCACTATAGTAAGATATTTTCTTCATTTCTTATTCTCTTTCTTTTTTCCGAATGATGCGGACGAAACCTCGCCGCTTAAAGAATGAAGCTTATAAGGTTTTTTTGGCTTATAGCCCTGAACTATTTCTTGGGCAGAAAAAACCTTGCCACTAGAGTCTATATATCTAGACTGAGTAGACGTTGCCTCCTGAGCTTTTTTAGATATAGTTTTTTTATTTGGCATAGCTATCCCCCCTAAAATAAAGTTTAATTAATTACCATATTTCAATAATTTTATGGGGGAGGTCCAGGTGGAGGACCACCTGGAGGTGGTGCGCCCATGTCTGGAGGACCGCCTGGAGACCCACCAGGAGGCCCGCCTGGGGCTTCCATGCCAGGTAGCCCTGGAGGTGCTGCTCCGCCTGCTGCACCACCCTCAGGTGATTCTTGAATGACGCTATCCACATCAAGACCCTCAAGCTCTCGCAATCGCATAGTCTGTAGAGCTTCTGCTTGTTTTAGCTTTATTGTTTCATGAATTGCTTCTTCTTTTAGTCTACGTCTTTCTTCTTCATAGCTTAGTCCAAGGCTTCTGTAGAGCGTATGTAGAGATATCTGCTTATTTCCAACTAAGTTTGAAATGTTCTGAACATAATCACTCATATCATATAAATTCATATGATTAAAGTCTATAACTGGAACCTGCAATACTTTTTTACCATTCTGATAAATGAAAAAATCTTGCAACTCAGAAATGGGGGCAAAGATCTTTTGCTCCAGCCATTTCTTAATCATGTTTCTAAAGATATCATAACGCTGCCTTAAGACCTCTAGACCTACAGATGAGCTGGCATATGTTGCTCCTTCTTGATCCATTAGAGCTTTTGGCACCATAAGGCCAGCATAAAGATTAGCTAGAATATGCTCAACGTCTGTTCCTATCTCCATAACTCCGCCGTTATATCCTACACGCTCAATTGCAACTCCATCATGAGTTACCAATTTAAAATCTTTATCATACTGGGCTTCTTCTAGAGCCATACGCATAGCTTCAATGTCACTTTGAGTTGGTCTATACTCTCCATTGCCAAGCTTAACCAAAGTCATTGGATTTATCATGCCATCGGCTTGGGCAAATTTAGATTCTCTTAGCTTATCATAAAGCATAAGATCTTTATAAACGGATACTATGATAGAGGTACCTCTAACATCATATCTTAGTGATATTATAACTTGATCACCAATTGCAGTTTTTTTAACATGAACGTAGTCAGGGTTTAATATAGTAATCCTTTTCCAAGATCCCAAATCTCTGTCTAGTTCTGCATATGGAAAGACCTCTCCCAACTTGAAGTATTCTAATGCCACACCATAAACTACAGAGTATAAATCTATTCTCTCTGCCATCTCCAAGAAGAACTCTTGAATTTCTTTTACAGGATGAGAAATATTTATCTTACTAATTGGAAAGCTAGCATGTAAGTTTATAGCATTTCTAACTATAGGGTGTGTGTCATAAAATATTCTATTCCACGCGTTCATTGTAACGCGATCTCTTGGGAGGTTTAGATTCGCAAGTTGAAATAGCGGAGAATAAACCTCTGGCCCCATCATATCTGTTAAGCCACGAGTTGTTGGAAGTGCAGAAGGACCTACCGTAGCCTTCTTTACCATGGCACCTTTAAAAGCAGGACTGTGTAAGATTGCTGCACCAGGTTTAGAGTTTTCTTCTGATGCTTCTTTCTTAATCTGAGCATCATGAATTTGGGCTCGTCGAAATTCGGATAATTTTTTCAAACTACCTGAAGATAAAGATTCCTGTACTGATTGTGCTGCAGAATTAGATGGCCTACTAGTTCTTCTATCTGACATTTATAACCTCAAGTTCTTAAACGGGGAATATAAGCTAAGGATGGCTTTGGCATAGCTGATAGCTCTTTTGTACCAGGTTTAATAGTAAAACCCTGTGTAGAATCAAACTTCCATGCCATATAGGCATACATCAAAGCCATTAAGCCGTCATTTGGAGTTGAGCCTTTTACATAAGTTTTAACTTCTTGCCCCCCACGATTTTTAATTGCGACACCCATTGATGTACAATGGTCTATCAACCACTCTACATATTCATAGCTTTTCCAAGGAAATCTAACCTTTCCTTTTTTCATTTTATCAAACAATTCTTCAACCATTAAATCTTTATTATAGCTAATCATTAATTCATCTTCTCTATACTTTATTGGATTTAGTAATGCTCCGCTACCCTGCGCACCAATAAATCTATCACCAAGACCATCTACCATCTGAACTTCTCGCACAACATCCTGCCCGAAGAAAAAGTCAGATACACCACGTCTTACAGAAAATCTTTTAAATAACTCATTAATAGTTGCTTTTTTATAAGCGAAAGTTCTTTCCTTCAAAATGTGCGCGTGCTCTATCTGTAATGTTCCACCACCAACATCAGAGAGAATAACCGCACAAGAATATGATTGCCCCCTAGAATCTTCCTCTGTTTTATCTCCCCAGTCTATACCAAGATATGTTGGCCTATCTCGAGCTTCAATTTTTTTTGCAAATTCTCTATCTGGATCTTTACAGTAAGCCTCAATATGCGCTCTGGTTAAAGGCATGCCAACGCTAGCATAAAACTCACCTATAACTTCATTATTCCATACTCTTTCAGATTGATTTGGATTATTTTCTGGCATTAGAGAATTGATATATTCCCTATTAAGGTATGGAATATACAACTGATTTATATGAAATCCAACATATTTAGCCTCATCCTCATTTCTTGAGGCTACCCACTTACCCTTTTCTATAGCATCAATTTTATGTTGAACGAATCCACATATAGGACACGTTATGTCAAATCCAGATATCCAAATTTTCTTCCAGCCATCATCATTAGGCTGATAGAATGGAAATGTTTTTTCACAGTTTTTGCAACCTAAATGATAATATCTTTGATCGGACATCTCCCAGGTTACTTCGAACCAACTACCCTTTTCCTTTGGAGTCCCAAAGTATACTTGAACCCCCCTACCAACTGGACCATACTTTGCTGCCGTCAATGTTTTGGTTGCATTACCTATAGCAAGTCCCATCATATCTTGTATTTCGTCAAAAAAGGCAACATCAAGCGTCATACCACGAACTCGGTCGGCATCTGCGCCAATGCTTTCTACCCAAAGAGTTCCGGTATTGAATTGCTTCATGGTTAAGTTATCTACAGCATTAGATGTCTTTAACTTGTTTTTATTTACAAGATCATCTTTAGTGCTTCTTATTAAACCTTCTAATTTGTCCTGAGTAAATCTTTTAACCTGAGCTAGAGCTGGAAATAAATGAGCCACTCTAATTGGAGGATTTACAAAGAGGCCGCTGTTTGTAAAATATATATCTAAAGCACCAGCCATCATGGTTGCGCCAACCTGACGGCCTTTTTTGATTACAACAGGTTTGCCAACGCGTTTAGAAGCCTGAAGGGCAACGTATCTATATACGTCAGCCATAAACTTCCATCCATTTCCAATAATACGAAAGGGCTCACCATCCAGAGTTAAATTGTTCTGAATAAAGTGAGCCGGATCATAGTCTAGGAATGTTGTCTTTAGCTGAGAGAATATTTTATTTTGTTCTTGCTTTACGTCAACTGCCATACAGATTCCTTTTAGGAACGATGTGGCTCCGCATGATTATAATATTCGGCAATGTCTATCTTAGAATCAGTTAGAGAATTAGAATCCATTGGGACGTAATAAATTAAATGATTATGATCATCATGACCAGCGGAAGAAATAAGCTTTTCTACAAAACTCATTAATTTTCCTTGATCAATCTTATTGCTAATATTATTATACTTTAGCCCATCTACCTCTTTGCACCTAGATAGTACAGTCATGGGATCCAAGTGTGGTTGATCTTGAATCATGGATGTTATATAGTTTAAGATATTTTGCATGATTGCAATATCTTCTTTATTTTTTCCTTTTAATTTCTTTTTTGGACCATCTTTCTTGCTTGCAGTTTTGGTTTGGCAACCACAGGATCCTTCTGCTGCCTTACAGTTGCAGTCTCCTTTACATTTTTTACATTTTGTACCGCAACCACAACCTGTATCACCTTCTTTGGAGCTAGTCTTTTCGATTTCATTAACAATTTTTTTTGCTAAATCAAATCCAACTCGCTCTTTTATGTCTGCAAGCTTTTCTTCTATTGAGTTAAACTTTTTCTGTTTATAATTTTTATTTATATAATCTTTCAAGTAATCGACATTGTGTGCTTTTTTATCTAAATCATGAGCAAATTCATATAGCCAAAAAGCGGTAGTCTTATTTGTCTCAACTTGATCATGGCGGGTTATTCTATTCTTCATGGTAATCCCTAGGCGAAATAATTCTTAATGAAATCAACGCCTTGAGCACTCTCATCTTTCTTATCAGATTTACCAATAGTACCTCTATCCTTAAAGATTGGGTGCCCCATATCGCGGAGAATTTGCATGATTGCAAGCTCTTCTCTTTCATTTATAGAATATTTTTTCTTTAAAAATTGATAAACATCTTCAAATGGTTTTCCGGCAGAAACCACAGCGTTAGTTAAAATGCCAGTAATAGCTCTTTCAAAAGGTGTCATTACCATATTTATTTTTGGTGTTGATGCAACCTTGTTAAGTTCTGCAACCTTTTGCATCTCGGAGCCATCATCATCTTCTGATGCTCTTTTGTTTCTCTTTTTGTTAAGATGCTTTATGTGATCTTTTAACATGGCAACATCTTTTACTAAATTTACTCTAATATCCTCTAGTTTTGGAATATCAAGAATATCTTCCGAGTCAGCTCTTAAAGCTTCTGATATTTCTTTATTTAATTTATTTAAGAACATTACGGCTCTTTCACAACCAAGTGTTGAAGTGCCATCATGCTTTGGAATTCCACCTGGATACTGATTGGATATATAAACCATGAATTGCTTTGGATCTCTATCGTTCTCCCAGTCAGTTTCCTTCTTTGAGTCCTCATCTTCTTCTGGTTCTTCTACAATGACAACATCAACACCGGGTAGCTTCTTACCAATTTCTTCTAGAACTTCTTCGGCATCATCACCTTCTATTACAACCTGCCCTTCTCCCACCATTTCACCATCTTCGGGGTAATCAAAGTGCTCATGCTCTACGGTTTCAAGGTAATCATCAGATTCGTAATCTTCAAGATCCTCTGAATAAACTCCAAGCTGACCAACACCTCTGCCTTCACGACCCAATAAAAAATCTTTTGCATAGTCAGCATTTGATTCTGTATAATATACATCCATAGCACTATTAGACATGGCATCTGGAGATTCTGTGGCAATAACTCCATGACCTAACCCAGCATCACCCTCTAGAGGTAGATCTTCAGAATAGCCAACGTGTTGGGCAACTTTCTTTTTGGGCCTATAAAAATATGAATCTTTATCCATAACTTCTTTATATTCTACTGATGTATACTTTGACATAAACTCTCCTATCCATAAAAGCTAAGTATTCCGGTCCAAGTTCTTGAAATATTATTATCTGCAGATTCTGTTTCTGGAAATTGATTTTGTGACATTGGCATAGCTGAGTTGGCTATCGTAGGTCCTATTACAAGTGGGCTTCCACCAAGTGGGATGCTTAGATGTTCTAACAACTCATCTAAAGTCATATCATACGAATCATTTTCCTCAAAATCCTCATCTTCTGAATAAGATATTTCAGTACTCTTCATTATTTCCTCATTATTATTAACTATTAGTAGTTGAATTACATATTAGAATGCTGATATTAATTTCAAAATATTAATTTTTAAAATAATCAGCTAAGTATTTTTTAGCTATAAGCAGCTCTTTAAACCTTCCAGCCAAAGGCACACTGTTAAACAAATCTAATTCTTTTAAAGACTCTATTGTTTTCTTTTCATTTTCTAGGAGTGCCTTGTTGAGCTTAACTGTTGCGTATTTATCTTTTATATTTTTTGAGCTAAATAACTCTTTATTTTCTTTGGCAAACTTTATTATCTCTGGAGCGATAGTAAAGTCATATCTAGCAGCAAGATTTATTGCTCTATATATTCTCCTAGGATCATCTCGAAATGTTATTTCTGGAGGAACTGGTGTTCTGACTATTCTATTCTTAATATCATTAAAGCCCATCTTAGTGGGATCAAATATTTTTCCAGTTCGAAGATCTTGATGTAGGGTATTCATAGTAAAGTCTCTACTATAAACTTCCAGAAGCATGATATTATCTATCCGTTTAGATAAGTAGTTTTTAACTCCCTCAGAAATAAAGTGACTGGAGAAGTCTATATCATATTTATCTGCGAAAACTGTAACGTGAGTATCCTCAGAAACTTCAAAAACTTCATTAATTTTATCTGCAAACAATATTCCTAGTCGCAAAGAATCATTAGAGTTTGTTGTAATGTCAACATCTGTTGTTTTTATATTTGGTATTTTA